AATAAAAAAATTAATGATGCAGTGAAGGGATTATAATGAGTTGGAAAATAATTCTAAAACAAATAACTAAGGGGCAAGAGGCATTTTTAAATTATATGATTAAACATCATGGAAAAGAATATGCTTTAGATATGGGTATTAATGAAATGAATCCAAATGGAATATTTGCTAGTTTGCAAGAAGAATTAAATGTAAATGAATATGAAATGAGAGGGGAGACTGATTCGGAAACTTTAGCACTATATACATCAATGAATGAACAAATTTTAGAAATAATGGATAAACATTATAAGAATTATTTAGATATGGCTTAAGGTGATTTATAATGGATGAAGTAACCTATTTTACTCAATTATTGAGAGATAATTGGCCTTCAACATCGGTTATGGATTCGACTTTAGGAATTGCCGCCGCCCATAGAATTAAACCAACAATTCTTGATATTCGTAATTTATCTTCGGGTGGTTCAACTGATGGAACAACTCAAGACAATATTCACTTGTAAATAAACTAAGTCCGGCAGTGGGTTCTGCTACTTCTTCCGACCTAATTATAGTCTTTGAAGATGGGCAAGATATAGAATATCCTACTATTGATTGGTCGGTAAGGAATGAAAATTATAACCTAACGGCGCACATTAGAACTATTTCGGCTGGTGATACAAGAGCCGCTGATAATATGTATGCACATGATAGGTTGCAAAGCATCTATAAGTCTCTTCGATACACGATAGAATCAGTGAGGAAAGGCGCAACAGTTACGATTGGAAGCGACTCTTTAAAAATGAACCACATTATATTAGGGGGCAGAACTGAATCTAACAATAAGGCGAAAAGATTATTGGGATATAAAGTAAATGTAACAATGAAAAAATTCGCCATTTCCGTGTAGGTATGTAAGTAAAAAGGTGAAGAAATTATGGCAGTAAATGAAGATATATTTGTAGGTAGTGGAGCAAACTTAGCGTTTGTTCCTGAATTGATATTTAGTGATTATATAGATGCGAGTGAATCGGATGAAAACACAGTCACTATGTTGGATTTACATTCAGCAGATATAGAATTAGTTCCTAATCTGTATAAAGGATGCACAGTGGAATTATTTGATTATGATTTGGGTGTATCTTCAATACACGTTATTACTTCAAATACTACAACTACTTTTGATTTTAGTCCGGACCATGCTTTTTCTGGTGGTTTTGAGGGTGATAGTGACTGGTTTCATATTCATCCTTATGGCGCACCATGTCCTGCTAAAAGAGTTGCTTCAAACTCTTTAAAATTAAATGCTGATAATTGGATGGGAATTGTTGAAACTGCTACTTTTCCTAATACAGAAATAGAAATGAAACAGATGAATTTATCATTAGGTGGAACAAGAAATTTCACTTATCAATACAAAGGGATGGAAACATCCAGCGGTGGAAATATTAGTTTAATTGCTAATCATGGTGCTTGGTTATATTACGCTTTAGGAAAATGCACAGGGGTTAAATTAACTTCTGTATCAGGTTCAACTGTTCCTGCAAATAATCTTTTAGCAGAATCGGGAACAACAAATCAAGTTTATTTTGATACAGAAGATACAGAAGATACAGAATGGGATGGTTCTACTGCTGAAGACGGCCATCTTTTTCAAGGTCCGATATTTTATCGAACTGCTGGAGATACAACATTAATGCCCCCTGTTGTTCTTGGTATTGATACCCCTGCTCAATTAAATAAAGTAACTGTATCAACTTTTCCAAGCGGAATAATAGATGAAGCAATTACATATACATTTGCTGAGGCGAATGGGGCAGATTTGCCTTCATTTTCACTTGAACATAGTATTGCTAAAACGACTAATACAACGGCTACTCAAGGAACTACTACTGAAACTGAAACATTAGTTAGAATTGCTAGAGGAAATCGTGTTAATACTTTAACAATGACGGCTAATGAAAATGAAGAAGTTAAAATGACTATGGATTTAAACACTAGAACTGTTGATTATATTAATGATTTAATTACTGTTACTGACGGTTCAGTAGTTTATACCCCAAGAAATGCCGTTACTACTGATTCATCTTTGTTTAATTATAACAGTAATGCAGAAGCATTAGAACCATTTTTCTTTTCTAGTGGGTTATTCCAATGTTTCGGACAAACTTTCTTAAAGATTACAAATTTAACTTTGACTATTAATAACACTTTAACTGATAAAAGATTTGTAGGTATTGGTAGTAAAGCCATTAAAGATGGAATGCCCGCACAAAGAACTTATGAAATTGCGTTTACTGCAATGGTTACAGATGATAAATTATTTCAAGAATTATTGAACAATAGTGAAGATTTAGGAGCAACTAACCAAATAGTATTACAATTTGATAAAGATAGTAATGAGCAAATTCTACTTAATTTCCAAGATTATTTCTTATCTACTGCTACTCTTACTGTTCCAGATGATAAAGGCCCAATTACAGTTGAAGGAACTGTTATGCCTAGAACTATGAGTAAGTGTGAAGTTAAAACTCATTGGATTCTTCAAGGGTGATTTAATTGGATAAAAGAGAAAAAAGAAAAATTTATTTAGAAAATTTATCTAAAAAAGAAGCGGCAAAAGTAGCAAAGGCTAAGAAAGCCGCAGAAAAGAAAGCAAAAGCGGGGGCTAAAAAAGAATCCAAAATTTCCAAATAATTAAATTCCACCAACACCGTTTGTCCGTATGTTGGTAAAGAAGGTGGAGAATATGTTAAATGAAGAAAAAAAATTAGTTAGTGATAAGAGTTTGCTGTTTGCGGCAACTGAGGCCAAAATACACTATCTCAAAATAAGTGAGAAAAGTGACGAGCATTTGAAAATATGGATTAAAGAACCCACTTGGTTGCAAGTTGAGCAAGCGATGGCTTCTGTAATGAAGATTAATGCAAAAACACAAGAAATGGATATTGATTTGAATAATCTCTATCATTATATGATTGATAATTTTATAGAAAAGACTGAACCTAATTTATCTAAAGTTGATTTAATTAGATTAAGTCCTTATCTTGGTTCTCAATTAAAAGATATATTACCCAATCCTCTTCAAGAGTTATCAGGGGATGATACAAAAAACGGAGAATTAGAGAAGCAATAAGGGGTCAAAAGGCTGACCCCCAAATTATTTCTCTAATTACTGTTTATTCGCTATCTAAGGCATTGGCGATAAGCCCATTGGAAATTTATAAAATGCCCGCAACACTAGTTAGAGATTTATTAAGTGTTCATGGAGAGGTCGAAAACTACAAAGCCGAGATGATGGATAGAGAAATGAAGAAGAATAGGTGAGAGTATGTCGGGAACTGTTGATGAAACTAGAAAATCTCTTACTGATTTAAGTCGAATATTAGAAGTAGTTGATAAGCAAACTATTGGGTTTGCTAGAAATATTGCAAATGCCGGTCAGGAAAGTAAAAAATGGACTTTTCTTGCAAGGATTCTTTCCGGTAGCGGCTTATGGAAATTACAGGCACGACTTAGAGCAGTAGCGCAAGCATTTGATTTCTATTTTAAAGCACAAGAAAATGCTATGAAACTTCAGGCTGAAAATCTTGAGGGTCTTGCTCAGTTGCAAGAAGCACAAGAAGGCATTGCGGAAAATCTTGGGGTATTAACCGCCCTTGAAAATAGCCATAACAAAGCATTAACTGGGACACAACAAAAGAATGAGGCAATAACAGGTCAATTTAAATTGTTAAAATCTAGCATGAAACGGGCAAGAGAAGAACTGGGTCTTTCAACAGATGAGGCTATATTAAATAAAAAAGCAACTGAATCATTGAAAGGAAGTTATGTAAGTTTACAAGAAAAATTAACAAAATTGGCTAACCAAAGAGTTAGGGAAATGCAAAAAGTATTATCAAAAGAAGAAAAGTTAGAACTTCAAGAGGCATTAAAGAAAACTAAAAGAGCAATTAAAGACATTGAAGATAATAAAAATATGGTTAAAAGAGCAGAAAAAGACTTAGCAAAACTGAAAAAAGGGGGCAAATCGCCGTGGAAAATCGCTGAGAAACAAGAAAAAATAAAAGAACTAAAAGAACAAAGAAATTTAATAAAACTGCAAGGTGTAAAAGCCAAAACTGGACCACTTAAAATGCAAATGGCCCTGCAAAAAAAATTACTTAGGGGGCCATTTACCAAAATATTACTTGGCGCAATGAAATCACTGAAAATGATGACTTTAGTTCCATTATTTATGAAGTTGAAGAAAATGGGTATTAAAAAAGTGTTAGGCTCAGTTTGGAAAATAGTGAAAATGGCTATTGGGTTTTCTCTTTACTTTATTCTGTTCATAGTAGGGGCATTTTTAATCTTTGCAATAATTAAAAAGATATTTTCTAAAGGAGAAATGATGGCTACGGTTATGGAAACTTTATCGGGAATATTTGAAGGGATGAAAATGACGCTTTCTGGATTTGTAGATATATTTAATGCCTTTTTCGGAGAAGGAACATTTGGTGAAAAATTAAAGACTTTAATGAGTGGCTTTGGAAAAATATTTGGTGGATTAGGAACTATATTATGGTCGGTTGGTTTGGGAATACTTAAATTCGGATTTAAATTTGTTGTTGGTTTTTGGAGCCTAATATTTAAAGGAATTATATTAATATTCTCCAATTTTACTAAAATGGAATTTTGGAGAGATAAAATAATTAAACCTATAAAAGACTGGGTGAACGATTCTGTTATACCGTGGGCCAAAAAATATTTCTCGGATAAAGCCGAGCAAATCAAGCAATTATTTCCCGATTTCTGGACTAAATGGTTAAAACCTAAATTATATGACCCACTTTATACCATATTAAGCGCAGTTAAAACAAAGGTAGAAGATGCTTATAAGTGGATTAAAAATATGGAATGGTGGGCTTCCGGTGGTGTTTCTAAAGGTGGATTAGCAATGGTTGGTGAAAGAGGACCAGAATTGGTTAATTTACCCGCAGGTTCTAGAGTAACATCTGCACCACAAACAAAAAGGATGTTGGGTGGAATTTCTAATACCATCAATGTTAGTGTTAATGGGAGAGTAGGGGCATCCGATTCCGAATTACGGGATATAGCAAAGAAAATAGGAAGAATGGTTAGTGCTGAGATTAATAGAAGCACTTCTTCTTCCACTAATTTGAGGTATTGAAATGGCAACCACATCAAATTTTACCCAAGTTCATCACGTTTGGCTTGATTTAAGTTCTAGAAGTCCATTTACAGATGATGCAGATACAGCCACAATGAAAACATTTGAAACTAATAGAATAGGATTGAAATGTGATACTGTTGCTATTTCCACTGCTAAGAATATCATGGCTTTTCCTACTCCCGCAATAGGTATTGCTACTGGGCATTCTGTTTCATTGGGTTTGGATTTAGGTATGTCTACAAAAAGTGTTAGTTTAAGTGGTATTATTACTGAACAGTTTATCAGCAAACAATTTAAATCAGGAGATTTACCTAAAAGTAAAACAGATAGCACGTTAGATGCTTCCCATGCTGATTATACTTATACTGATAATGATGGTAAATATGTTAAAGTATTTATGACCGCACAAGAAGTTTCACAATTAATGCATTCATATGTTGATGCTTCTTTTATGCAGACTCAACAAAATCTAAACAAATTGATTATTCTTATACCTTCAAGAGTTGGCCCAAATTTCACTTACCATGATAAGGATGAAGCGGGCAATGTATTAACAACAGGTTCAGCAACCGCTTTAGAAAATTGCCCATTGATTCCTTTTAATTATGGCGTTAGAGATAAAGGGTCTAGTAGTAAATTAGATGCTACGAATAGTATTTCTCAAATTAGATTTCCCAAACCAATAGATACTTCAAAAAATATCACTAAGGGTATTTCTGGTTTTGTTCGCTCTTTTGATACTACTTTTGTAGGCGGCCAACCATTTGTAGAGTTTAGTTTATCGTTTGAACTCGCACTCTCTAGTTTGTGATATTATGTCTAATTATAGGATTTATAGTGGAGATAAAAAATCTCTAGTTTTTCCTATATTGGGCGATGGATATGTTCATTTGGATTATAGTAGGCATATACCTAAAGGAACAGATGGATTAGAAGGTAATGATGATGATGCCTACGGTCTTTGGGGGCATAAGAGGGCATTTACCATTGAAGCCATTGCTACACCCTATGATGTGAATGGATTTGGATATAGATTAGGAATAGAATATGGGGCGGATTCAGTTGATGGAACAGGAACACCAGCAATTCACGGCCATTATTCTGCAAGTAATTTAGGAATACCATTTTTAGATAAGTATTATTCTCCTTCAGGTGGTTCAGGAACTTCAACTAATTCTAGAACTGAGGCTTATTTTTCTCAAATAAAAAATTGTGTTTTAGCAATGAATATTGATAATATTGTTACTACTTTTAGAATTAATAATATAGAGAATTTAATTGGTGGTAGTATTCTTAGGATAGGTAGAGAACAGATGTTAATTACCTACATTGTAAAAAAAAGAGGGCAACTTTCAAGTGTGGTTGTAACTAGAGGTCAAAATGGAAGCACTGCTGAATCTCATATCAAAGGAGATATTATTCAATCTGATAATAGACGCAATCATAAAATGACTATTTTTCATAATGAAACTTGCCAATTTTATTTAAAAAATATGACTAGAGGAAATATGAATCAACCTGCTGAATATAAATTAGGCTGTATTATGAAAGGTAAAGACACTAATGGTAATATTAAAACTGTTACTGTTGAAAGTAATACCCCTGCAATTTCCGCATCTAAAGAATATTTTTCAACACCAGTAGTTCAACCAATAGGGGGTCAAAGAGTATTTGGAAAGCCTGTATATTTGAATAAAAATGATAGGATTCGTTATCATAAGATTGTAGATAGTGTTAATCATACTCTTTATTATGATAGGATATATCCTTCATTTACTAGAATTTCAAGTGGAACAGTGACTTTTTCATCTAGTGCTAATACCATAAATAGAACTGATACCACTTGGCCCGCTAGTATGACTTATATTCTAGTGCAAGATTCTGGTAATAATGATGGATATTATAAAGTAACCAGTGGTTCTGGAACAGATACTATAACCGTAGATAGTTCAGTTTGGTCTAATACAAATACGGGTAGTTTATTTACTCAAGAAACTATTTCAAGTGGAACATTAGGTGTTACTGCTATGGTAGTATATTATGGGGTTGTTAATGAAGATAACATTCTATTTTCAACAGGGGGTTCAACACTCGTTGATGTTGAAAATCAAATGTGGATGGGTAAAAATCTTTATAGCCAATTTAATGATTCAAGGTTTTTTTCTGCATCTTTACAACAAACAGAACCTAAATATTTAGGGTTTATTACTGATATTACGGTTGATTCAAGTGGTAATGCAACTGATGAAGTTAGATTGGGTGTTTGTAAATTAATAAAGCCTATTCGTTCATTTGCTGAAACTAAATTATATGTTGATGATTCTTCTAATGTTGAAATTGGAGATATGTTATTAATTGGGGGAATAGAACAAGTTACTGTTACTTCTATTAATGGTAATACTTTAACAGTAACAAGGGCAACTGGTGAATTTCTTGTTACTGTTAAAATAGTAAATACTAATGCAACAGTTACACATGATGCTAATGCTAATATTATAGCAGGATTATCTGTTAGTGGAATAGGAATACCTACTGATACTACTATTGCAAGTATTACAGATTCCACTCATTTTGAGTTAAGTGCCGTTGCTACTGCTAGTGGAACAAATGTAACATTAACATTTTTGGGGGAAGTTACTACTAGTCTTAATGCGTTTGACTTAACAGGTGGTAGTATTGGTGATGAAGAGTATATTACCGATTCTAGAGAAGAAGATGATTTTTCAAGAACTATTTCTAAAAATGTAATAGGTAAAGGTGAATGGTTTAATGGATTTAAATTAGTTGATGGTAGTAATAATTCAGTTGTTAATTCCGAATTATATGGTTTTCATGTTTTAACAGATACTTGGATGGAAAGTGATTATGTTTTAAGGCCGTTTCATTTAGCAATGGCCTATGATGATATAGGACAAAGAATTACTTTATTTCTTGATGGTGCGGAATTAGATGCAAGTATATTTAGTGAAACTGAATTTAGAATACATTCTGTTATTACTGCTGGTAGTGCAACTGCAACCGTTAATACAATAGGTAAACATGGATTGTTAAGTGGGGATATTTCTAACGGAATTTGGATTAGTATTAAAGATACTAGCGTTGCTAATTTAAATGGGGTATGGAAAGTTGTTAGTATAGTTGATGATTATAATTTCACAATTAATGTTGTTAATAGTCTAAGTTCGGCTACTCATACTGATGCAACTGTAAAAGATGTAACTATTAGAACTGTAATGACTTTTGATAATTTTGAATTTGATGCAACAGATTGTTATTTGGGGTCTAATGGTAATGAAGATTTAGGAACAAGAAGGGCATCACAATTTATGGGAGAGTTACATGAATTTTGTATAAGTAAAGAATATAAGGAAACATTTCAATCAATTGATACTTTGTTACCTAATTACAGAAACACATTACTTTATTTTAGATTTGAAGAGGCGAACCTATGACCCGTTGTATATTCCTACAACAATGGTTGGATGTTCAGTCGAAGAAGATTGATACCCATGAAAAGGCAACAGGTATTGATGTTATTACAGGGGTGAAGAAATGACTAGAATAACCAGTAATATCACCAATGTTTATGCAATGAGTAAAGGATTTACTGAGGTTGCCGCTTCAACAACCGCAATTAATACAACCGCCACTAGTGTTAGTAATTATAGTGGTAATTTTCTTGAGAAGGCCACATATAACACTCCCTTGAATCCATTATTAGTTAGAGGGGCAGTTACACCAGATATGGCTGATTTCACTACCCCTGCGAATGTAGAGGCTATCAATAGTTATGAAATACATAAAGCGGATAATGTAACTTTAACTAATATAAAAACAGGAATATATAATTCAAATGGTGGATTTACAGATGCTACTTGTGATTATAATAACGACCCTACCATTACTCACGATGCAAATGCAAGTATAATAGCAGGATTATCTGTTAGTGGAACTGGTATTCCAGCAGGTGCTACTATATCATCAATTACAGATTCCACTCATTTTGAGTTGTCTGCATCTACAACAGGTGGTAGTGTGACTAACGGCACATTAACATTTACTATTCAAACTTATAGTGCTGTAAATAGAATATATCCTAATGAGGCTGTTGTAGATTCTCATTTAAAAAACAAACAGACAACTAAAGGAAATGTATTACAAATGTATGATTATGGCGATGATAGCGGTCAAAGGATGATACATGATAGAACATTACTTAATGAAGTGTTAGACGCAACAGAAACCGTTGTTACAGTAGGTAGCGCAACTGATATTATTGTTGATGATGTGATAATAGTTGATAACGAAGAAATGTTAGTTACTGTGGTTTCTAGTAACGATTTAACTGTAATAAGGGGATATAATAATACAACTGCAACAACTCATCTCGATAATACTCAAGTTTTTGAAAGGCAAAAAATAGATTCTTTATGGGTATTGGTTTATTCCGATGATGCTAATTCTCATCATTTTGCTAAAGTTACGGAAGTATTAGAATTTGATGTATTCGGAGATGCTATTGAATTTTCCCCTTCTATTGGGGTTGATATTCCTAAAGATACTAAATTTGCTATTTTCTCTTCCGAAGTTACTGCCTTTCCTAAAACAGATTCGGATAATCAAACCTTAGTTGCTTGTGGATATGGGTTATTAGGTGGAACTTCTACTACTTTTACAGATGCTACTTGTGATTATAATGATGGAACAACAGTAACCCATGATATTAATTCAAATATAGTAACAGGATTACAAGTTACTGGCACTAGTATTCCAGCAAATGCATATATTGTTAGTATTACAAACACAACTAGTTTTATTTTAAATGAAGCAACTACTGGTGGTTCTCTTAGTAATCAAACCTTAACATTTTCAACTAAACAAGATAACCGTCATTATCTTAACACCCACGTTTCAAGACCATTCTTTTATTTTTTAAATGGAAAGGATAGATTAGAACCTGCAACTAGATATATTTTACGAACTTCTTCTTTTGATGGAACTAATCACACTTACACATATAGCACGTTTCTTACTGAACCGGCATATAGTGGGGATATTATTGATTATGGCCCATACACTATGGAAGCAAGCCTTGTAGATATGTTGTATAAAGCAGACAATCCTGCCGCTATGGATTTTTTAGAATATACTAGTGATTATTTACAATTAACTAATGGTTCTCCAGATACAATTTTACTTGATGGGGGGGGTAGTAATGACGCTAGTTTTGATAATTCTATTACAGATTTAGATGGAACAGAAGGAACTAATTGGGGTTTACTAGGAATATTAAGAGATTCAAGATTTACTCTTTCTGGAGCGCAAGCGGGAATATATTGTATAGATAATGCTACAGATTCTACTGCTACAACTTTAACTATGGATGCCGCAGATTTTGGTGGTGTTTCTACTTCGGATTCTTTAATAATTAGATTTTTAGCCCATGCTGTTGATTTAGACCATAATGAAATGTATGGTGCTTTTAGTAGTGCTGATGCTACTGATACAATAGGGGGCGATACAGTTGGTTATTTCGCTATGGTTAATGCGTTTAGAATGGGTAATAGACCAGATACGGAAGATGCTACTACATATTACGGCTATAAAGAAGGACATACTAGATATATGCATTATACAGACTCTCCTTTAACTAATAATTTAGCCCCTAATATGTTGGAAATGATTGATTATGAATCAGTAACAACCACAGGTGGATATGTCGATATGGTTTTTGCCGACACACAAAAAATACTCGCTAAGAAAATTAAACAAGGAGATGTTTTACAGATTCATCAAGTAGTAAGTAGTGAAGAAGTCGGATTGAATAGACTAGCCAAATTATCCGGCACATTTGAATACGATACCACATTAGGAACTAATCAAATATTAGTAAAAAATTTAGGAAATAATGAGGATATAAGATTCTTATTAGAGTCTTCTATTCCTAATTCTCAAACAGATACTTCAAGTCAATTCGACCCACTATTTGATGCTTTTACAATAGATGTAAGTGGAACTTTATATCATTTTGTTCCAGATAGAATTAGTAATGTAAGTAGTAATACTCAAACAATTACTGTTAAATCTTGGAGAAAAGATACTGATACAGAATTTAAAACTACAACTCTTCAAGCAAATAGTGTTCCTAATTTTACTGGTAATGCTTATAGAAAAAGATACTCTTTCTTAGCAGATAATATAATGACTTCGGAGATACCCATTGATTGTAAAATTAACGGATATAGTTTAGATTATAATGGGGCTTCGGCAGTTCCTACAAATAGAAATGTTACCTCTTTTGAGAATTTATTAGATGTATTAGGAACATCTCTTAAAGTTGGAAATACAATATTAGAAGGGGAAAATGAAAGTCGAATTAATGATATTAATTTGGTATTTAAAGGCGGTCAAATGACGGGTCATAGAATAAAAATATCTTATGGAGATGCCTTCAATTCATTTATTAAATTGCAGACTCATTTAAAAGACGAGCGTTTTTTAGACTTTTATAATAAAACAGACTATAAACCTTTTTCTGATAGGTTATCGGGAATATCTCTATATAATTACCCAATTAATTCAGGCTTAGATGGGGCAGGTAGCCTTTACAGATATAATCTAAATTCTCCGTGGAGCGTAAGCAATACTCATATTAGAGGAATCAATTCTTATATTGATTATTTCCAAGGAACTTTTGATATTGAAAATAAAGTATTTTCTGGATTTGTTGAAAGTGTTGAACAAGTAATTGAAGATGGAATGTTTAAATTGAGAATTAGAGGTAGAAATAATATTTCTAAATTGTTAGGTCCAATTGTAAATAAGGATTATAAATTCACGGAAGATATTATTTATTCAACAGTTGGGCCTATTGAGAATATGGCCCATCTAGGGAAAATGGATTATTTTACAGGTATTAGTGAAGGTGCGGCAGGTAGTGATGGTGGAAATGGTGTTTATGAAGTTGGTAGCACTAGTTTTCAAGTTGATACATATGTTTCCTCTTTATTGTTTGCAATTGCTGTAAATAAAGGAGATTTATTATTTTCTAAAGAAGGCACTTTACTAGGAAGAATACACGCTATAACAGCAGGGTCCAATACTTATAGAATTACGGTAGAAGAAGGAATACCTGTAAGAATGAAAAACGGAGAATCAATTTTTATTACTAAACAAACACCCTCAACAGATATTACCCCCGATGTATTTGAACATCAATCTGGATTAGAAATGCATTATTTAGCAAAAAGAAGTAATACTGTTAGTTTTGCTAAAGCCATGTCCTCTAATCCATTTATTTCAATTAGAGTAAATTCATTATCTGGAACTAGTAATAAAGGAATTATTTTTACTGGTGGTAATTCTTTAACTGATACCACAGATGGCGCACCTGCATTAGAAGGTGGAACTTTAGTAGGAACATCTTCTAGTTCTCATAAATTAGCGAAGGGATATTCCATTCATTCACCAAGTAATATTTATTTTGATTTGCCTTTTTATTGTAATCTTGCTGATGAAATTACAGATAAACACGTTATTGATTTTACTAATCTTAATACTGTTAATTCATTAACAGAATATGATATTTTAAATTTATCTTCCAAAGAAGGAGAAACTATTATTGAAATTGCTCCAATTTGCCCTGCTATTTTAGCAAGAGTAGATAGTAATGAATTAGATGGTAGAGATAAATATTTGAGATTAGCGGTTGAAACTGCAACAGATGTAATTTATTCTGTTGGATATAATGGGCCTATTCATTTTACGGCGGCGGCTTCTGATAATGCGTATCAAAATTTAATGGTTGGAAATATAATTTTCAAATCCGATGGAATAGAAATAGGTAAAATAATAGATATTTCTAGAGCATATACAGAAACTTCTGCCAATGATGATATTGTAATAACATTAGATAAACCATTAACAAGTGCTTTAAATAGTGGGGAAGATTTTTACAAATATCAATATCATAATGATGATTCTAGTTATACTAGATACCATTATAATTCGGGGGGTAATATTAAATTTAAAGCCTCAAATAATGCGACTTTTCTTGGAGATACTTATATGAAAATGAATGTTATTTATAGTGCTGATACTACTGATATAGCGTTTTTCCAAAAATTAAAAACAGGTATGAGAATAGAAATTCAAGGGGCGACTGAGGGTGCAAATAATGGTGTTTTCACTATTGGGAAATATTATGTTAGTGGAAGTGATTATGGGTGGTATGTTTTTCCTAGAAAAATGGCTGGAACTAATTATGCGTCGTCGGGACTTAATAATTTTAAAAATGATACTACGGGCGACCAAACTTGCACAATTAAAATATTAACTGACCATTTTACTCACGGGATGTATTTCTTAAATACTCAAGGGTTAAGTCAAGGTGGTGTTTTAACTTTAACAAATCCTCTTCTTTCTAGTCCTAATTTTGTAGATAATATATGTAAACCTATCCGGTGGGCTGGTAGTCTTTTCCATTATATTACTGATGAGTCTTTAGATATTAAAAGTGGTGGTGTTGCTAGATATAATCCAAACGCTTCTACTAATACTATCTATTCAGATTTTATAGATAGATATGGTAATACTAAGTGGAGATATTTTGGTCTTCAAAAAGGACAATCATTATCTTATATTAATAGAAGAAGAAAAGACGGTCAAATAAAAAATACCTATGCTCAAGAAAAAGGAAAAGTAAATGGTTATGCTACTGCATATCGAATCGCTGATGCAATACATGGTTCTGCTGAAATGTTTCTATATCCATATGGTTATCATAATAATGATTTTTCTTGGGGGGTTAGTTTCTATGATGCACTTCATACTGATTATGTCGATACTTATAATTTTCTTAGTGGGTATCAAAGTGGGGTTTCTGCTAGTGCAGACAGTGATAACATTCGCTTCCATCCCTATTTCTTAGAATATCTTTCTCCAGAATCTAGAGATTTTAGACCAGTAATGGGAAGTAACTTTGCTGATTTAGATAAACATGGAACTTGGCTAACTTCACCTAATACTGCAACTTCTTCTAATTATAATACTCTAAATGTTCCCCGTTATATGCCTCGTTTACATGATAATTTTAGAGGTGGCGATTGGCAAGAAGATATGGAAGCACCGGAAAACCCCGATGATGATAGTATTGCAACATCATCAGCGGCGTATAGCGATGTAAAGAAAGTTACCAATATTAATTTTAATTTAGATAATACTGGTTCTCGTCCTACTTTGGAATTTGATTATAATACAGACCATGCTACTAGTGATAATACAAACAGAACAGCGATTGCAGAATCACTGTATAATAATTGGGTTAAGATTGGTGGAACTACTGATAGAAATAATAACAGGGCTTTTTATCTTACAAATGATATAGCAAATTTCCCCCCAATAAGAAGAATAAAATTTTCTTCTCCTGATTCTTATGGGGCTACGTTACCACCTTATACTGATTTCATAGACGTTAATGGTTCGGCTACTAATACAACTGGAACTAGTCTTAGCAACCACACAACAGTAGGAGCAGAATCAATTACAACCCTTTATCCACCATGGATTGGTCCTAAAGTAGATGGAATCACAAGAGCAAAAGACCATTGGGAATTGCCCGACCCTAAAACAATGAGATGGTTTATTTTTTCACCAAGCGATATGTTCCCCGATAGTATGGCTAGACAGAATCATATAGGATATTCCGAAACAATTGACTCTACTGCTATTGCAAGAAAATTCACAGATTATAATTTATTGCTTAAAGGGGAAAGTAGTAAGAGCCAAAGTGGGGTTCTACATGAGTATTATGAAGGTAGTTTAGATGATGAATATGAAACAGATGATAATTATGAAACATTACCTATTACTGAGGCATCAATAACCCCTTCACAAATAAAGAGATTTGGATTAATGAGATTAATTGATTGCACTTATGATTGGCATTTTAATTTAATTGACCCTGAAAGATTACCAGATAATATGGAAAAACTTACCACCCCTAATTTTCAATATACTCGTTATCAAGCATTAAGAAAAACCATGCTTTATGCTGGAGATAGAGATAGTAGTTATGATGATAGTTATTCTACTATGGATACAACAGATGAAGATGGAACAGCCATAGACCCAACAGGACAGGTATTAGTAGGAGATAATATATTTACTTATCATGGAAAATATTTAGGAACAGTTACAGCATTAGATAGTAGTAATAAAAAAATAACAGTTGTTCAAAGAATAGAACTTCCTCAAATAAGAAACAGTGGAGAATCTTATCAATATCGAGGACCACTTTATGTTTGCGGCGATGCAACTTTAGCAACTTCAAGTCAAGATAGAGAAGATTCTTATTATCAATTTCACACTAAAGGGCGAGGTGGATTAAATACTTTTACTGAGGTGGATTCTTCAGTTCCAACAAATATGTTACAAATGATGATTAATGCTTCTTACCATAAGCAACATATCACTCAAACAGATTATCAACAAGTTCCCTATGGTGCAATAACTGGGGCTAGTGGAGCAACTGGAACAGCAATAATATATGATTCCACAAATTTAGACCAAAACATATCGGCGTGTAAATTTTTATCACATTTTAATGAAAACTTTTCTGCATTTCATAATCATGGGGGAATAGACAGTTTGTTATTAACACCCACTGTTTCTTTGCCGCCAGCCTTTCAAACATTTTATTCAAAACATACTGTTGCTAGCGAACCCGAAAAAACAATTAATGTTATGCAATCCAAAGAATATCTTGTTAATAAAACAGAAGGTTCAGCCACTAATAATGGACTTGCAACTGAATATTCTCATGTTTCTAATATTTTACAATGGATTCAAGATGGTGGAAACCCATATTGGAATTGTGATGTTGTTAGTTTAGCGAGATATAATATAGAAAATAGTAATGGTATTCAAGTTCCTATTGGTGGTAAAATTAAAATTAGAGGTGCATACATACTAGGAGATGATTCTGGAACGGCTAGGTCTATTACCACAGATTTTCCTTATTCAAAACCGGCTAGAACTGGAACCCCTACTGGGGTTGATTTAGCAAAACAAAAATATGGTGATGGTTTTGGTGGATTAACCTCAGCCTATGGTAATGTAAATAGTGGAGAATATTCATTTTTGGCTACTCATGGGTATTCCACTTGGGGGTTTGCTACTTATAATGCAGATTCTATAACCGCTGATACTACTTATTTTGATAGTAATTATGCTAGTTATGTGGCTGATGGAATTTTTGGGGCATTTATACCTAATTTATATTTAAGAAGGTTGGAAAGCACAGAAATTACAGATGGAACAGTGAGTGAAACTTCGGAAGGAACTATAATTTTTGATTCTATAAATGGTAATACTAAAATGGGAATAATTAGAATTGAAATAGATGCTACTAGTTCTACTAATGATAATCCATTTTTAAATTTTGTAGATTTAACAGGTATGTATTTAGTTGCTAATGTGGGGTATATGCATGGGCATCCAACTGCTTCTGTTGATTATCGCCCTTTTAGAAATAATGGTGTTTATGATGAAATAAGTTACAGTTCAGAATCAGTAATTTTTAATCCTTCTTTATTAAATATATATGAAAATGATGGACTTTTTAATACCTCTATGAATGATGCTATGGTAGACCCAAAACACATATTGTATGTGCATGAACATAGAAGAAATGTTACAGGTAAAGTAGTGGCTCATGAATTATTAATAGATAATATACCTATTAATAGTGCAGGGATTGACCCATTTTTTGCTGATAATTATAGAATTATGCGACCAGCCGAGCATTGTTTTTGGAAAGATAGCCCCACTGAAATTAAAATTAATACCTTATCTTCCCAAACTACAAAAATGCCTCAAGAAAATAATATGTATAAATCTATTCCATCTTTAACTAGAGTAAATCAAGCAGGGGAATTTAGTGCTGGAAGCACTAACGATATCAACTACATTACTGGAACTGTTGTAAAAGGTAAAATAGGAAAAAATGAAGCAGTTATGTCTATGTATGTAGCAATTGATATGGATTCTCGCCATGCTCAACATAAAACCCTTACTGGAACAGTTTCAATTACTAAGGGAACATATGTAGTTGCGGGAAGTTCAACATTATTTACCACTGAATTACAAGTTGGAGATATGATTAAACTATCTAATCAAAATTGCTATATCAAAGAAATAGCCAGCAATACAGCCTTAACTCTCGCTAGTAAATTTGTCTGCACTACGTTATCAGGGGCAACTGCTACACTATGGAATAATAAATTCACAGTATTGCGAGATTATATCCATTTATTCAATCCTACTGGAAATAGAAATACTTTTAAAAGCGGTTCAGCATATACTATGTTATTAACAGATGGGATTTCAAAACAGAAAATGTCTATGTCGGTTGAAGCAGATTATTGGGATAGTAGAGCATTATGTAAATTATCTCTTGGAACTAAATTTGAAAATGATATGTTAGGAATTGTTTCATTTGGAGAAGTATTTATTTTAAAATCTGCTACTCCTTCTAAAATTAACAATGCTGTTTCTGCAAGAATTGGTTCAACAGTAATTATTGGTAGTGAAGTTGAAGATGTGATTAATGATTTATTATCTTCGGAAGACATTGAATATAATATTAACGATGATAGGGAATACCCATATTATATTTCTCCAAATTATCAAGGTATAGATATATTCAGTGCTAGTAATTTTGCGGCTAGATATAAAAATAAAGAAATAAGAATAGATGAAACAGGTATTGCTTTATCTAAACAATCTAGAGAATTAGATTTAAGACCAATTGAATTAAGTTATGAAGATACAAACTTAAAAATCATTACAGTTACTAGAAACACCACAACATTTGATTTATACAATGAAGTTATTGTTTATGGTAATGGTATAAAATCCATTAAGAGAAACCGTAAGAGTATAGACAAGTTCGGGAAGAAAACCCTAGAGGACACAAATATGGGGCTTATTTCACAAGATGATGTGGATTCTAGAGCGTTATCACTGCTTAAGGCACATTCCGAAGGGGATGATAGGTTCACCGTTAAAATGTCTAAAACAGGCATAGAATTTGTAAAGGCAGGAGATATTATAACTCTCGATTTCCCAACCGAAGGTATTCCGAAGGGGCAATATAAGGTGTATGAAATTCGTCGCCAATTGGCCGGACTTATTGAATTGGAAATAGGCACATACCGAAAAGATTTGGCGGATAGATTTGCAGAATTAATGATGCAGAATAGGTCTAACACGGCTTCTATTCGGGGAGATAAATTCAAAGAGCGAGCAGTGACTTTAGATTTCTTTGATAGTTTCAAAATTAAAGAATTAAGATTGTTGATAAACCGTGTGGGATTAGCAGAAACAGATGCATTCACATTGGGCTTCCAAACAGATTCGGATAGATTATTAGGGTTCGGAGCAACGATGGGCCCATTGGAAACAGTAACAGAAACCTTGATTGATGAGGACTTTTTATGATAACAGATGAAATAAAGAAAAAAATAGCCCTATTTTTAAGGGAGACAGTAGGTGGTAGTAGTGGTAAAATGAGTTTAGGAACTGGTGGTGGTAGCACTAATCCCACTGCTTTAACATTAGATGTTCCTTTAACGGCGGCGAGTGCAGGTCAATCAGTTACATCTAGTAGTTCGGATAATAAAGTAATAGAATTAAAGGCTTCATTTACAGGAAGTTCTTTACAAGGATATACTGTTAGAGAGATGGGATTATTTTCTACTATGGCTAAAGACGACCAATTCGATGAATTAGTAACATCTGGAGCATCTTTTACTACGGATTCCGATGTTATGTTTTCTAGAGTTAATTTTAATGCAATAGGAAACTTTTCAACCAGTGATACGGTCGAAGTAATATACACGATAGAGGTTGAATGATATGGCAGTAGCAAGTGGTGGAATATTAAGTTCAATGGGAACAGTAGGCACTACACAATTAACTGATAAAGTTGATTCTCCCCATACAGGATTATTCAAAGCATTGCATAATATGACTCAAGGTAATGTCGCATTAGATTTTGGAGATACGGCAGGGGCAGATGGAGACATAACAAATACCACTTATGGTTTTACTCATACTTATACATGGGTTGAGGGTTCACCATATGTAGCCGTTTCAGGTGGGTCAATTTTATATGAAGGTAAGTTAGTATCAGTGCATAATAAAGACGCCGCTGAATTAGACAAACCCCCAAGTGGTGTTTTTTATCATTGGATTACAGTCAATAGTGCAGGAACAATTGGTATAACAATGGGAAATACTGATGGTGTTGTTCCCGATATACCTGCTCAAACTGTTCCTATTTCATTAATTAAAGTTCAATCAACAGATAGTTCTGGAGATTTGGCTACACAATTTTTCACTACTACAAAACAATCTAATTCTCTTTCAATAGGATATGATAATTCAAATGAATATACAGAAGTGGGAAGTATTACGGGAACATCTGCTGGATTATTTATTACTGGTATAGGAACTGCTATTGTTGTAGCAAATGATAAAGTATTAATTCAAGATACTGAAAGTTCGGATGTAATTAAAACTGTGAGAGTAGATTCTCTTGGGGCATTATCTGGGGCCGCAGTATTAACAGGAACTACAAATAATACTATTACAACTGTTACTGCCGCTAATGCTATTACTGGTGAAGCCAATTTAACTTTTGATGCTAGTGCTAATACTTTAGCAGTTACAGGAAATCAAACAATTACCCCTGCTAATGATGTTGGGGCGGCGGCTTTAACTATTACAAATGCAGATACAGACCAAGTGGCTTTAGATATTGCCGCATCAAATATTGATGCTGATGTGGTGAACATAGTAGCAAACGCAGTTACTACTGCTAATGTCCTTGATATTACTTCTAGTGGTTTAACAGATGGAAAGTTGTTTAATGCATCTACTACATCTACTGTTACTGATGGTGGCACATCTAAAATTCTTTCTTTTACATTAAATAATTATGGTGTTGGTAGTCAAACTGCTAAAGGATTATCATTAGTTTATAATAAATTAGGTGTTACTGCTGGTGGTAAAACAGCGAATGTAACTGGAATGCATATAGATATAGATGATTCTGTTGGCAATACTGGAACAGTAAATATAACAGGATTAGATATAGATTGTAATTTTGGTAATGTTAGTGGAACAATAAAGAATATTGGATTAGATGTAAATGTGGCTGGTGCAGACACTAATTATTCAGCACTATTTAGTGGTGGTAATGTTGGTATAGGACAAACAACACCTATCGCCCCTTTGCATATCACATACACTGGGAATGGGGTCGGTTTAATTCTAGAATCACTAGATAGTGGAGTGACAAATGCTCCCGATTTAATGTTGCGTAGAAGTTCTGCAAGTCCAGCCGATGATGATGAATTAGGCGTAATTCTTTTTAATGGGGAAGATGGGGCTGGTAATTCTACTGATTATGCTTATATTTCTGCAAGAACTACCGAAGTGGATAATGGGTCTGAAGAAGGCGCACTTAAATTTGGAATTATGGATGCGGGAACTTCAAGCACTATGGCTAGACTTGCGAAACCAAATGTGGGAGAAGGACTTTCAGGCATTACTGTTCATGCTGGTTGGCATACAAGGGCAACGGTGGCTAGTGTTGTCGCCGCTACTTATTCTCCAGATATTGCCTGTTCAGGAATTGTAATTTTAATGACTAATGGTTCATCAATAGTTACTTTACCTGATGTTGCCGCCGCTGATGTTGGGGTGCAATTTACCTGCATTAATACTTCAGGTGGAACATTAACTGGTAAAATAGTTTCAGCAGATACCAGCAATACTCGTTTTAATGGTGC